ATGCAATCAACTCTGATTACTACAAGAGATTAAGTGACCCAATATCTTTAGATAATAAAAATAAAGATGAAGGCACTAAAGCAAGATATTTAAAACAAATCGTTAAAACTTATCACACTGCTGTAGAAGAAGAAATTATTAGAAGAAGAAGTGACTTTAAAAGCACTAAAGATGACACTGGTAATTTTACTTTAGAAAATTCAATTATGGCAAGAGATAATTTTAAACGAAAAACAAAAATAGGACTAGAAATAAACAAAGCTGATTTAGATGGATTATATCAGTTCTCAAAATAAACTATGACACAATTTGCATTTCAAACATATACTGGTAATGGAAGCACTACACAGTATTCAATATCATGGACTTATATTGACAGTACACATGTCAAATGTTTTTTAGATGGAGTTTCTACTTCAGCATTTTCTGTGTCAGGCTCAACTGTCACATTTAACTCTGCACCTGCAAATAATGTAGTAATTAAAATTGAAAGACAGACACCACTTACTGCTAGATTAGTAGACTTCCAAGATGGTTCAGTATTGACTGAAGCTGATTTAGATATGTCAGCTAATCAAAACTTCTTTGCTGTCCAAGAATTTTCAGATGATGCAACTAATTATATTCAGTTAGATACTGATGATAAATATAATGCACAATCAAAAGTAATTAAAAGTGTAGCTAATCCTGTAAATGATAATGATGTTGTTAATAAAAATTATTTAGAAAATACTTGGTTATCACCTACAAACAAAACAGCTTTAACAACAGTAAATTCAAACATAGCTAATATTAATGCAGTCAACTCAAATTCAAGTAATATTAATAGTGCAGTTTCAAATTCTAGTAATATAAATTTAGTTGCAGGTTCAATAGGTTCAGTCAACCTAGTTGCAAATGATATAACAAAAGTAGTGGCAGTTGCAAATGATTTAGCAGAAGCAGTCAGTGAAGTAGAAACTGTTGCAGACGATTTAAACGAAGCAACTTCTGAAATAGAAGTTGTAGCAAATGCAATTACAAATGTTGATTTAGTCGGAAACAATATTTCTAATGTAAATTCACTAGCAGGTAAAGTTACTGAACTTGGATTATTAGGTACGTCAGCAGTAATAACTGATTTAGGATTACTAGGAACTTCAGCAAATGTTACTGCTATGGGGTTACTAGGTACATCTTCAAATGTAACTAATATGGCTACGCTTTCAGCTAAAAATACAGAGATAGGTTTATTAGGTACTACAGCAAATGTATCTAACATGACAAATTTAGGTACATCAACAAATGTAACTAATATGTCTACACTTGCAGGTATTACAAATTTAACAAATTTAGCTGATGCATATGCAAATGTAACAACAGTCGCTAATAATTTATCTGGTGTAAATAGTTTTGCAGAAAGATATAGAGTACAAGCAGGTGTTCCTTCAAGTTCAAATGATACTGGAGATTTGGTTTTTGATACGACAGCAGGAAAATTAAAAGTTTTTGATGGAAGTTCGTATGCTCTTGCAGGTTCTTCTGTTAATGGCACAAATTCTCGTCATAGATTTACAGCAACAGCAGGTCAAACAACATTCACAGGCACAGATTTAGATGGTAATACACTTTCTTATGATGTGGCAGGTGGAGTTGCATTTATAGATGTATATTTGAATGGTGTTCACCTTGACAGTTCAGATTACATAGCAACTTCTGGTACAAGCGTAGTCTTGTCTTCAGGTGCTACTGTTGGAGATGAAATTTATATAACAGCTTTTGGTACATTTAGTTTATCTTCATTTAGTGCAGGAAATATAACTTCTGGTACAATTAACAACGCAAGATTAACTGGTTCTGGTGCTATTACTATTAATGGTTCATCAGTATCATTAGGTGGTAACATAACAGTTGGAGAAACTAAACCTACTATTGGTTCTATATCTCCATCTACAATTACTAATGCTCAAACCTCTATTACAATTACAGGAACGAATTTTGTATCAGTACCACAAGTAGAAGTCTTAAATCAATCTACAGGTATCTGGTACACAGCAGACACAATTTCATTTACAAATGCTACAACACTTGTAGCTACATTTACTTTATCAGTAGATGCACAATATAAATTAAGAATAGAAAACCCAGATGGTAATGCAGTTTTATCTTCTTCAAATATTCTAACAGTTTCAGATGCACCTACTTGGTCAACAAGTGCAGGTACACTTGGAGTATTTGCAGGAAATTTCTCTGGTACACTTGCTACAATTTCAGCAAGTTCAGATAGCACAATAGCTTATTCTGAAACAACTTCTGTACTTACAGGTGCAGGGGTTACTTTAAATACATCAACAGGTGCGTTGACTACTACAGATTTTGGAGCAAGTTCAACTACACCAACAACTTATAATTTTACAATCCGAGCAACAGATGGCGAGGGACAAACTACAGACAGAAGTTTCTCTATGACATCTAACTTCGGTGCAACAGGTGGGGGACAATTTAACTAATGGCTAATACATATTTAACAAGAACTTATGGTTCAACAACAAATAGAAGAACATATACTTGGAGTATTTGGTTAAAAAGAGCAAATATAGGTACTGAACATAATATTCTTTCAGCAGGTAATTTTTCTGGAGAGCCTTATATGGATATTAGATTTAATACTAATCAAACTTTAGAATGGTATCATTATAATAGTGGTTATGATTGGAGATTAATTACAAACAGAGTTTTTAGAGACCCTAGTGCTTGGTATCATGTAGTTTTAGCAGTAGATACAACACAAGGAACTTCTTCAAATAGAGTTAAATTATATATAAATGGAGTTCAAGAAACTGCGTTTGAAACATACGCATGGGGTTCAGCTTATCCATCTCAAAATTTTGACACTTATTTTAATGATGATATTTCCCAAGCTATTGGTAGTTATTCGCAAAGTTCTGGAAACCACCATGATGGATATATTTCAGAATTTGTAATGATTGACGGACAACAACTTACTCCAACATCATTCGGAGAATTTGACGAAGATAGTGGAATATGGAAACCAAAAGCTGTATCTGGTTTAACCTTTGGCACAAATGGATTTTATTTAGACTTTGAAGATAGTGGTGCTTTAGGAGATGATGTATCTGGTAATGGTAATGACTTCACAGTTAATAACCTAACAGCAGTAGATCAATCTACTGATACACCTACTAATAATTTTTGTACTTTAAATCCTTTACAAATTGGACCAAGAAATAATCAATCAGAAAGTGCTGGTACTTTTTCAGAAGGTAATCTTAATGTTCTTGGCACAGGTACAGCAGATGACTTTGCTGGTACAATAGCAGTGTCAACAGGTAAATGGTTTTATGAAGTTAAACTATTAACTGCTTTAAATCATGGAGCTGGTTTTACTTTACTTACAGATTTTACAGGTGAGTCGACAGTATCTAATGGTATTGTTAATGGGGCTTTTCAATATGGTAGTCATGAAGGTGGTAGTAGTAGTAGAATTGCTAACAATGGTGATACTAGTGTATCTCCACAAAATAATTTTGATGATGATGATATTATAAGTTTTGCTTTTGATATTGATGGAGGGACATTAAAAATATATAATAACGGATCTTTAGATAGAACAATCTCAAGTATTCCAGCTGGAACTTATATACCAATAGGTGGAGATAGTTCATCAACAGATGCTAGTCTTTCATTTAATTTTGGCTCTCCCTCTTATAGTGAGAGTGGCGGTAATTCAGATGGTAATGGATATGGAAATTTCTCAATGGCAGTTCCTAGTGGATATTACGCATTATGTACTAAAAACTTAGCGGAGTATGGATAATGGCTTATACGACTATAGACAACCCTGAACTTTATTTTCAAACTAAACTTTATACAGGTAATGGTTCAACACAATCTATTACAGGAGTTGGTTTTACCCAAGATTTTACATGGATTAAAATTAGAAGCGAAACTAATCATCATAGATTTCTGGATACTGTAAGAGGTGCAACAAAAGAATTATATTCTGATTTAACTAGTGAAGAAGTAACGGGTGCAAATGGATTAACTTCATTTGATAGTGATGGTTTTAGTTTAGGTACAGACCATGGATTTAATAAAAGTAGTGCAACTTATGCATCATGGAACTGGAAAGCTGGTGGCTCAGCATCATCAAATACAGATGGTTCTATAAGTTCTACAGTTTCAGCTAATACTACTGCTGGATTTAGTATTGTGTCTTATACTGGAACAGGAAGTAATGCTACTGTGGGTCATGGATTAGGTTCAGCACCACAAGTAGTTATAATAAAAGATAGAAGTGTTGCAAGAGATTGGATAGTTGGTGACACAGCTATAGGTTTTGATAAATATCTTCTTTTAAATTCAACTACTGCTTCAATTACAGCT